AAAATCTGTTGCCAGTTCATCCTCGTTAGTTGTAACTCTTAGCGATTCTATAAAATGGATGCTAAAATGGGGATCTTTCCTAGTGACGGGCGTTGATCCAACTTTTACGTCTGATAAAATTGCTACCTGGTACAATAAATCCTCAGTGCTTTTGGTGAAGCATTCCGATTTAACAGCGGTCTTAGAGGGTATCCAAGGGAAGTACGATTTCCTTGAGCACATCAAGAGTGTTACGGACACGCTTGTGGATGAAGGAACCAATCACATGAGATTGAGGGATGTACTGAGCATTCCCTCTATGCATACATTGGTTGCCAAACAAGTAGATGCTTTATCGAAATTTAGTTCCAGGATTAATGTTGAGCTTTGTACTCTCGCTGTTAGGAAAGCACCATATGCTGTGTGCATAGTGGGATCTCCTGGTGTTGGAAAGTCTTGGGTTTCGACCCAGATCTTCAATCAATATGCAGTTACAGCTAAATTAGACGCTAATCCAGAGAATATCTATACTTTCCCCTCAACTGATGAGTATATGACCAATTTTCGTTCATCTCAATGGGGAATGATCTTAGATGATCTTGGGGCCGTTCAGGCTAAAGTAGCAGTTGACAAGGGACTTCTGAACATCATTAATGTGATAAATAATGTCCCTATGTCTTCAGTTCAGGCGTCCATAGAAGATAAAGGGCGACACCCCGTCCTTGTGAAGATGGTTGTTGGTACATCCAACAAAATGGATTTAGGAGCTAGAGCAGTGTTCAACACAGCATTTGCTGTTCTTAGACGATTTGATGTGTTTATTGAGCAGCACCTAAAACCTGAATATTCCATTAATGGCATTGTTGATCCTGTTAAAGTAGCAGATCATGAGAATGAGGCTTTTGAATTTAAACTTTTCAGAGCTGTCAATAGAGATGGTTTGAACAAACTCCACCCTGGAGCCAACACTGACTTTGTGCCAATCATGCAAAGTGAGACGTCTGATGTCTTTAACTTAGCTCAATTAATGGATTACTTAGTAATACGCATGAAGGCTCACGATAAAGCCCAAGCTCATCTTGTCAAGAGGAATGAGGATGCTATGTTTTGCACTGAGTGTGAGAAAGTGTCCACTGCTTGTGCTTGTGAAGTATCTAAGTTTGTTCCAATGAGTAACACTACATCTTATAACGTGTCAGAAGTGATTAGCAAGTGGGATGAGGAATACTTTGACGACAAGGTGCAACAAAGCACTGCCGAGTATTACTCTAAGTATATCCCTGTCGCTATAGCAGTATCAGGAGTGGCTCTTTCAGTTGCCCCTCGTGTTTGGGACTACCTTAACAGTGATAAGGTTGCACCTGGAGCTCAGCAGCCTGTTGGTTTCTGGAGCAGGACTCAACCCGTCGTTTTTGATAATGCACAGATCAGCTGCACACCATCTGATTATAAGGCATTAGTGCAAAGATCCCAGTATGTGCTAGACTTCTGTGAGTTCATAGGAGGCCCAGTTATTGATCGTTGCATAGCGACAAGAATGTCTAGAAACGCCTTCTTGACAGTGTGTCACCCCTTCCTTAAGGGCCATAGATACGTTAGTTTGAGGAGCACAGAACCTAACTACAACAGTAGTAAGAATCTCAACACTAGTTGGGAATCAACTGAGGGTCGTGTCAAAATGCATCATGAATCAGACTGCGCTCTAATATTTATCGATGAGATTGGTATTGGGAGACAAAAGAGTGGTATGATCAAACACTTGTGTTCTGATCCTAGACCTATGGGTCCTATGACTTTAGACTTAGGTATAATGCAAGGCTCAATTAACCCATATGTGTCTTTTAGGGAGTACGCTTTTAATTCTAATAATTATCAAAGAACTAGATTAACTGACACTGGTGATAGATTGTGG